TGTAACTTAGGCATCAATAATGATGAGTTACTATTTGCACCTTCCGTTGGTATCGAAATGTTTTGTAAAGTTGTGATTGGCATCTGTCTATTCTCCTGTTACTATTATTTATACGTTTATGAGGGGTATTTTTCAACCCCTCATTAACTGCGTATATTAACCTAGTGCTGCAATTTCGCCTGTGTTCTTAAGTCTTAGCGGTATGTAAATAAATTCAATTGCTTTGACTGGCTCAATAGCTATATCTAAGTATAACTCGTTTCTATCAATTCTTGCTGGTGTGTTGTTACTTTCGTCACACACTGCAACAAAGTCATATAGTGCTCGTAAGCTTACTAACTCTAACATTAATTGATCTGCTGCCGCTTTAATCTGATCACGTGTGATCTTATCATTTGGCTCAAACAAGTAAGGCTTCGCTAATAGTTCTAACTGTCCACGTAAGTAAACAACTAGACGTGCTACGTTAACTCTATCCAATGCACTTGCGTTTCTTGCACGAGTTTTTTGTCCAAATACTACTAATCCAGCGCCGCTTAAGAACGTAATTGGGTTAATTTTATTTGTATAAAGTGTATCACGCTGTCCAGTGTTTAGTGCAACTGATTTAAATTCACCTTCACTAGTAATGTAACCTGAACTTGTAGCATTACTTACACCACCGCGTCGTGTTCCTGCTGGAGCAAACCAGGGGAAAGCAACTTGGTCGTTTAGTACTATTGTACGTAGTGCCATATGACTTGGTGGAACAACAATATTGTTACCACTGTTATCACTAGTGAAACCCCATGGATAATACATACCCATGTACTCATCGTAGCTTACTGCACCGTTATCATTATCTTCTAGTGCAAGCTTAGTGTTTGTAGCCCACTCATTAAGTGAAGTTGCATCTGGTGTTAGTCTTGCTGGTGTGTCACCTACAACAAATGCTGTTAAGCGTCTGTCAGTGTTAAGTGTAATCATTTCACCAATTAGTTCTGGATAACCTGGACACGCCATTAAGTTAAACTGACGTGACTCTTCGTCACGAATGTCTTGGTTGCTATTAACAAGTGCTTGCAATGATTGTACAACTGACTTACGCTGTGCATGACGTCCAAATGTTCCTGAACCGTCTTCTGCATTGCCTGAATCAGTAACCCAACGATGTGGGTAGTAAGCTGCCATTGATGCATCTGACATTCTGCCATTAAGCAAGTTAACATTAACGCTCTGTTTTACAAATTTCTTAACGTTAAATCCGCTTCTGCGTAAGTTCCAAAGCAACATACCTTGTGGGTATAGTGCTGGATCTGGAGCATCTGGGTCTAAGAAGTCACTTGTAAGCAAAGCAGTAATTGTGCTTGACGGAGCAGCTAATGTTGAACCACCTGTTGCACCTTGTCTTGCGTCTGCAAATAGTACACCATTTTCTGTAGTTTGGTCTGCTTTATCAAGTAGTACAAACTTAGATGTTACACCGTTAAATCTATAAATGCCTGGATAGTTTTCAACGTCTGCTGTGCTAATCCAAAGATCACCATCTACTAGTGCAGTTAAGTCTGACTGTACAGTTGGCTCAGCGGCTGCAACAATAGGACCTAGTGGGTCGCAGTTTGCATATGCTGATGTGTAGTTGTGGTATCCTACCCAAGTAGTACCATTGTGGATCATAAGATCCACTTCGTCTACTACTGAGCTGTACCATAATGTACCGTTTTCAGTTAAGCTAGTTGGTCCAGTGTTTGATGCTGTATAAGTTAGCTCTTTCCAGTTTGAAGCAACCCAATCACTATTACTATCACCTGTTGGTGCTGTGTACAAGTGAGCTGTTCCTGCGCCTGTTGCAAAGTTATAAGCACCAAAGCCAGCTAATGCAAGCAAGCTACCTGTGTCTTTAATACGAATCTCACCACCTGTTTTGTGGGAAATTTGAACTTTGTTACTGGCATCAACAATTGCTGTAACGTTTGTAAAGCCTGCCGCATTAATCTGCGCCGCTACTACATCTGCATCACTCGAAGCGCCTGTTGTAGTTACTGAAATAGTTTTTGCAGTATCTAACGCTAGTGTAGCTGTCTTTGACTCTTGCAAAGTAAACGTTCTAGTAGCTGCTGTCAACTGAGTTGTAATTATTGAACCAACAATTTTTGTTGCTGCTGTTGCTGCTCTAACATAAAGCTTAGAGTTAGCAATAATTGGTGTAACTTCTTCAACGTTAGTGTTTCCATAAACATCACCTAAAGAAAGGTTCTTGCCGCCACCAGTTTCATCAAGTGCAAATATTGCTGCTTGTCCTGTGGAATAAACTGGAGAAATCATTGTAGACCAAAGCTGTGTAGCAGTTGCATACTTTTTAACTTTATAGTTAGCACCACCGTTTGGAGTAGTTGTCTTAATCCAAATACTGCCTGTTGGTGCTGGTTCTGTATCAGTGCTCTTATACTGTGGTACACTTGTATGCGGTGCAATAGTAAGCTTTGGAGCTTCGTATGTTGCCGCTGTAAGTCCGCCTGCTGTAAGAATTGTTCCTGAGCCGTTAGCAAGTACAATGTCTACGCCTGTTGAGTAAATTTCAATAACACCATCTACTGCTGCTGCACTAATACCACTAATTGCCGCTGTGTTAATATCAGCTGCTAAAGTAGTAACTGTTGTTCCAGCTAGTGTAACTGTGCTTGAGTTAATTGAAATAGTATCGCCGTTGCTTAATGTAGGATTAGCAATTGTGCTTGTAATTGACGGATGGCTAGCTTTCCAATCAGTTGATCCAACTTCAACCCATTCGCCTGCTGTTACGCCCGCTGCTGTATTTCCTTTTGACTTCAACCAAAATCTGCTTGTTGTAGTTGTAGTTGCAACTGCATAGTCGCCGATAGCACCAATAGAAGTCTTTGGAGCCGATGTGCCTCCATCAATATCTGTTGCTTTTGTAACTACTATAGGCGTTTTTGAAGCAAAGCTTTGTCCACCTGTTACTGAAATTGCAGCTGAATTCCACTCTAATATACCAAATTTAGTATTAAGTGTATCAAACCAATATGCTCCATCTGCAGGCTCGCCACCTGGTGCTACTGCACTTGCTGTTAATTTGCTTAGATCTAATTCTGCTCTTACTACGTAAGCTCTGTTAGTTACGCCTAGTAATGAGTAAGCTGTTTGTAGACCATATTCGTTAAGCTCACCGCCGTGTATCATATTGCCGTTTGCATCGGAATAAAATAGTGGGTCGCCAAATGTTTCACCTAGCTCACGTTGGCTAGTAATTAAATAAGGTTTTCCTGCGTTTGCTGCTATTGTACCTACTCCGGTACCTACTCCTGAACTGCTTGTTTTATTGGAAGCAGTAGCAACAAAAATCATTGGTACTGTGCCAGCTGCTGCTGGGGTGTAAAAGGATTCGTCAATTACGGAAACCTGTACGCCTGGTGAACTTAATGCCATGTTATCTCTCCTGTTGGATATAAATTTGTTCTCTACTTGTATTTATATAAACATCTTAAAAACACCGTATATTTTACCTAAACAAAGGGGTATAAAAGGTGAGCTAAATACAATATGAGACCTTTATGCCAATGTGGGCTACGACCGGCTGCCATTAATTACTACAAAAACAACAAGCCTTACTATAGGAAGTTATGTGAGAAATGTTTACGGCATGGTGCTGGGCACGGAGTTCCTAAATGGAAGCAGTTTGGATATGTAATGGGAAATGTTTGCGAAAAGTGTAATTACACTAGTAAACATTTAGAACAGTTTAATGTATTCCATGTAGACGGTGATTTAAATAATGTTCGTCCTACAAATTTAAAAACAATTTGTGCTAACTGTCAACGTATAGTTCAGAAGGAAGGGGTACGTTGGAAACAAGGTGATCTTCGACCTGATTTCTAAGACCTTCAATAGTTCCATTATTGTATAGTATCGAATCAAACTTATTGTTAGAATCTACCCATTTATATTCACTAGCATGTACATCATATGATGCCATTAACTTGCTACCAGTTTCATTGTCAAGTATTGCTTGTCCAAACCACTCAGGATCATCACCGCGTTTAGTTTGCCAAATTTGACCACCTAATTCTCTAATAACATTTTGTTCATTGCGGAATCTTACGTCAGGAACAACGTATTCAGTATTAGGATTATCTAGTATAGTTTGTTTTACCATACTAACCCAAATGCCATCGTAAAATCCATTACGCATACAATCTGTACCAAACTCTTGTAATACAAGCCTAGGAGTAATTACTCTGCCAGTCTCATTTGTCCAAAAGTTATCTTGCTGTTCTCGCCAATGCCTTGACTCTGTAGTGTCGCCTTCTAATAACGCACGATCCCATCCAAACAGCTCAGACACTGCATCTTTAAGTTTGTCAGCAAAAGATATTTTTTTGAATCCAAACTCGTTTACAAGGTGGTCGCTTACTGTTCCTTTACCTGAACCGATTAATCCGCAGATACCAATAATCATACTAAGTCTCCTAAGTGTGTAGTATCTATATAGTATACAGGGTTTTTAGTAAATTGTCAAGTGTTTTTTTAGCCGATTGTAAAGCCGTAGCCTACGCCGCCACTAATACTCATTTGGATTTCGTTGTCCAACTTTTCAATCTCTGC